CAGGGCGCCATTGTTCATGAAGCCCTTGCCTTGGTCGAACTTCTGCGGGTCGTTGATATTAACCTTGACCACGCCCTCTTGCGTCATGCAAACGCCCCCCTCACGAGGATCACTCGCAAGAGGAGCGGCTGTGGTCACGTAAAGTGCGCCGTCAGCAGTACGAAGCCCGGGCAGCATTACGGCTTGTCAGTCCAAGTCAGCGTTTCACTGAACGGCGTGGCGCTGACCGAGTAGATCGGCTCTTGCAGCGCATTGCCGGTGGCCGACTCCGTGATGGTGTTTTTGGCGGGGGTGAAATCCTCCGGCAGCGGTTCGACGTTGGAACCCGACTTGCGATAGCCGATGAAGTTTTCCTGACTGCCACGCCCGGAAGCGCCGCTGTCGGTAGTCACCTTGGCGGCACCGCCAATGGGGTTCGGATTGGCCGTACCGAGGCCGATGGATTCACCAGAAAGTCCTACGCTCATGCTGTTCTCCTTGAACGGTTAAGAATTCCGCCCTGCCTGTCGAAAACCAATTCACCCCTGAGAAAATGAAAGGTCAGGCAGGGCGGAAACCTATCACTCGGTCACGCGCCCTTGAAATTGCAAGCCCGAGGCGGTCAGGTTGCCAGCCCATGCAAGAATCTGCACGGCGGCATCTTGGTTGACCGAGTAGCGTTGACCCGGAGCCAGCGGCACCATGTTGCGCTGAGCATGCGGGCGCCACTTGAGGTACTTGGAGTTCAGGAAGAACGCCGTGGAAGCCGGGCAGTTGCCACCAATACCACCGTCAAGCACCACGTCGGCATCCATGAACTTGACAGTCACGAAGCCGAGGTTGGCGTCACCCGAGGAGGTGAAACGTTGGATGGCTTGCAGGGACGCCATGTACTTCGTCCAGTAGTTGTTGTCCACCGCGATCAGATCGGGACGGTCATTACCACGGACGAGGCTGGCCCACATCGCGTTGAATACTTGCTGGATGTTGGCAGGCGTAGTCGCTGCCCCGAGGTAGGTCGAGGCGTCGATGGCTTGGGAACGCCAGAAGTTCCAAGTGGCGCGGTCGATGCCGCCAACAGTGCCGGTAGCCGGATTGACCGGAACCTGAGCGCCAAGGCCAGTAACTTCCTTGCCGCCGTAGCCGAGGCCGTCCGAGTAGATGCCCGAGGCGAGCAGGTTAGCCATCGAGGATTCGGCAACAGCCATGCGACCTTCCAACAGGTCGATGATTTGTTCCTTGCCAGCATTCTGCAACTGTTCGAGACCGGAGATGGTCACGGGGCAGGCAGCTTGCTTGATGTCGTACTGCGCGGCGCTGATGACATCAGCGGCGGCAACAGGCAGGGTTTCGTAGCCGGAGTAGTAACCGACGTTTCCGTTTTGCTGGAACGACAGTTCTTCCATGATGACATTACCGCCAGAGAACGTCTTGATGTTGCCGCGCTGTTTCAGGCGGGCGAGCAAGGCGTTATTCTTGGTAACGTTGTCGGCAATGATGCCGGTGCGCGACTGAATTGTGGTTGCGATAATATCTGATATCGCTGGATTTGCGAAAGCCATGTTAGCTCCTAAAGTGGATTGAGGTCTGTTTCCGGGTCTTCCGTGATGGGCTGTTCAGCTTCACGCGGCTCCCTCGGAGCGGAGCCTTGCACTTTCTGAGCCAATGGCGCGGGGAGCGTTTGGCGGTACGGTCGTGGTACTTCATTGCGTCGTAGGTTGGGAGCTGCCTCCCAACCTACGATTGCCCGGTAAAGGGCTTCTTGGCTCATACCCGGCTGCCACCAAAAGCAGCTTCGAGGTCTGCACGCAGATTGCCCTCGCTGGCGTGAGACTGAGTGCCCCCGCCAACTGGTGATCCCGACACACTGGCAGCAGCCGCCGCAGCCCGTTGGGCGCGTTGGTTCAACTGTGTGGCCTGTTGCATGGCAGACAACTCCGGGTTCATACCTGTAGCTTTATTATATGCCTCTTGGACGGAAATGTAAATACCCCGGCGCGCATTTATTTCCATCAGGTCGGCCATGTCTTGGCGTACAGACTCGAAGTGCGGGTACTTCGGGTCAAGTGCCATCTGCTCAATAGTCATCTCAGCTTGCTGGACGATCTGCTGCTGTTCTTGTTGACGCTGCTGGTAGATGGGCGCCAACGCCTGATTCAACTGCTGTTGAACAAGCTGGCTGATCTGATTAGGATCAAAACCTTGCTGCTGCTGCGACTGCTGCTGGCCGCCGCCACCGAGGCGCTTGGCAATGGCCGCGTCGAGTTCCTTGATGTCGACGCCGTAGTCCTGCACCAACTTGTCGATGAACATAGCCTTCTGCGACTGGGTGCCAGTGGCAAGCAGATAGTCGGCCTTCAACAGCTCGCCAACAGCCTGATGCGGGGTGACACCGAGCGACTGGATGCGTGCCATGTAGGGCGTGACCGCCTCGCGGAACTGTTGGACTTCCTGCCGGATCGGAGCAGTCTCGTTCAGTACACGCTGAACTTCCATCTCACGACGATGGATTTCCTGCCGGGCCTGCAACGGCAGCGCGTTCCATTCCCCTTTGGCATCCTTCTTCCAAGAGGCCGGGGCGCGATCTACGCGATGCTGTCCAGATGCAGGCTCAGCGCCGGCATTTGGTGCAGCCGCCTTATCAACCGGATCGACAGCAGACTTTGTGTCCGCCTCTGCCGCAGCAGGCTTTTCGGGATCAGATTGCGCCTGCTCGGGAACGTCACCATCCGCCTCCGGTGCAGCCAGTTGCTGCGCTTCAACTTCCGTAGGAGCGTTTTGCGTATCACTGGGAGTTTCCTTTTCAAATGCGGCATCAAGCGCCTCGCGTAGATTTTCCATGACATTATCCTTTATTTGCGGCGAAAGTAGCCTTTAGAGTTGATGATATCGGCAATGGTCTGCCGAGTTTGCTCCCGATGTTCCGGGGAAGCGGTGAGATTGACGAACGGCTTGGGCGGAAGCCCTGCTAGTTCGGCAGTAGGAACGACATCGTGACGGCGACAATGCTCGCGTAGGCCAGCACGGCCAGAAACCAGCGTACCGTCAATCGGAGATACGAAGTCTGGTACATCGCCAAGGATTGCGGGCGCGCCTTGTGCATCCTGATGAACCAATGTGGATTTATCGACAAGGTGACCCCCTATCTGGATGAACGACTGCTTAGCCATGATGCAACTTCTTCGTCTTGCGAGGCACCTCCGGTTCCGGGGGCGTCTCCGAGGGCATTTCCGAGGGCATCTCCGAGGGCATTTCCGGCAATTCAGGGATTTCCTCCGGAGGCGGTGGCGGGGGCACTTCCGCCGGAACAGTTCCCTGCTCCACCCAAAAGCGTTCATTGGTCGCCGGGTCGAACATATAGCGGGCACCCTCGGACGGGGCGGCACTGGCCTTCACGGTATGGGTAACGTCAATCAGTTCCTTCATTTTTCATCTCCTGTTGTTCGCGTTGGTGTTCAAGGGTGAGTTGGTGCTGCTCATGCTGCATTGCTGCGTTCTGCGCGGAATCCTGCACGGCGACCTCGCGCTTGATCTGACCTTCCATAACCATTTGCTGGAGTTTGAGCGCGAATTCCTGCTGTTGCTGGCGCATCTCCATCAGGAATTCCTGCTGCTTCTGCTGCATTTCCATCTGGAACTCTTGCTGCTTCATGGCGAGTTCCTGTTGTGCCTTTTGCTGCTCCAGTTGAGCTTCCTGCTGTGCCTTGACCATTTCCGGGTCGGGCTGCGGGGGTGCATTCTTCTTCGCCTCGATTTCCTGCTCGAACTCCTTGATGTAGCGGTCGAACACCCCTTCGATGTCCTTGGACACACGGAATCCGGCCACGCCGAACTGGAGCATGTTGAGCATTAACGGGATCAACTGTGGCGCACCCTGTCCGACTGTTGCCGAGGATTGCAGGAAGGTGGCGACGGAGTTCAGGAACTCGCTGCGCTCGTTCTTGACAGCGGCATAGTCGGTGATCGCCATGCTGGTAGCCTGAATATCGACGCGCCAGCACAGTTCTTCATTCTCGCCCGGGGCCATCAACAATTGAAGGGCAGGCATCACTAGTTGCTGATCTTCCGGGACCATCGACTGTACGTTCGCCATCTTAACGATCTGCTCGGGTACGAAATGTTGCGTGATGATGTCGCCCTTGATCGTCAGGATTTCCTCGGCGAACCGGGTCACGTCCTGCTGGAGCCGCTGAATGCGGACGCTGGCATACTTGGCCTTCAACTCCTGCGCACCGAGCGTTTCGCTGGCTTTGGTCGTGCCGCGTACCACATCACTGATACCAGTAAGCTGGTCAATTTGCATAACGAGGGCTTGCCGATGCGCTTGCAGCTGGTTCAGGGCCGTGACGATCATTTCCAGCGGGAGGAAATCGACTGTGCCCTTGATGCCGCCCTTCTCGGCGAACATCGCCCAATTATCGACCGGAATCAGGGTGTTGTCGTAACCCTCGGTGAGCATGCGCTGAATGCCGGTCGCCGACTGGTCATACACGCCTGTAACCTTGCAGGCGATGATGAGCAGGCTGATGCGGTTATTCACCTCGTCCAGTTCATTGTATTGATCCTGCAACATCGCAAAGTCGGGCTTCGGCAGACAGTTGGAGGTGGTGAGGTTGGCGAACAGCGGCTTGGGGCAAGGCTCGAAGCGACCACCACGGAGCTTGAGGAAGTCGTCGCGTTCTTCCAGAATCGAATCCATGCCCTTGGCGAACCAGATCACCTTCCGGCTTTCCCGATCCCAAATCTCATAGACACAGCCGCGCTTCAAGACCATGTTGGAGGGGGTGTTGCCGTTCGGGAGGTTCTGCTGTACAGACGACTGTGTGGTGAGAGGCACCTGCTTGCCCTTTTCCTCACCCCAACGCTTCACCAGTTGGTCGCGGGTCATATAGACCCTGCGGGCGACCCAACGGCGTTCCTCCCACACGCGGCAGGGAGAAAAAGTGAAGTCTTCGAAGAACACCCAATCGATGGCGACTTCCTGATTCGCGATCTTCTTGAGCGGTTCCTGCGTCTCGGGGTCAAGCTGCCCCTCGATTTCCTGAAACTCGTTCTCGAGCCGGAGCCACGCCGCCCCGAGGCCCGGTACCAGCCGGTCGAACACGGCATGGCGCATGACGGCATCGAAGTCACAGTCAGCCTCATCCATATCCTGATTGATGCAACGCTCGAGGATGTTGCCCGCTACCCGACCCACATCGTCGTTCATGTCGAGGAAACGGCGGGAGACAGACGCTTCCGGGGTCTGGTCGTACAGGCTGGCCTCCATGATCCCGACATTGGTGAAGAACGCATTGAACCAGCGCTTCTGCACCTCGGTGGCGTCACGGTCGTCAATGTAGCGCCGGATGGTCAGCCGGGCCGCCTTCCAGAATTTCCCCATTTCCTTTTCGGCGAAGGTGATCTCGTCTTCCCAACGCTTATAGACGCCGTTCGGTTCAGCCTCCAACTTTGCGAGGCTGGTGATGGTGGCGGCAGTATCTTGTGTCTGCATTATTTAGTGCCCTTCAAAATTTGGTCAATCTCTTTAGATGAGAGGCCTGTGTGAGCAGCGTCACCAATACTAGACCATCTTCCAGACCGTACG